CTCGAACTCATACACGGGGTCTTCGACTGTCATACGAAAACCATATTTATGGAAGTAGTGTGGCACTTTTGCCAACACATCAGACAACACCTCTCGCTCCACAAAGAGCACACAATCATCACCATTATTGGCCAGTTCCGCCTCTATTCCGAGTTCCTGGCACATAGCCCAGATCAAGGAACACATGATGATGCAGTTGCCCAGTGACGTATTCAGATCTCCACTTGATCTTGTCCCAGGCATCCGAAATGACACTTCACCATCTTTACAAAACGCCCTACCCTTGTTGTGCACTTGCATGCTGAGTAGCTCGGCGAGCTCCGCACTATTGAATGTGCGGTTGTAAAAGGAATGTTCATACAGTAGTGCCTCTACACTCACATGCATATCGAACTTCGATGCGTCTAACCCGATTGCAACAGGATTGCGAAATCTATCCCATTTCGCCTTCATAACCTTTGCGGATTCGAACACATTCATTCCCTTAATGACGGTGTGGTCTGTGTGCGCCCCCCAAACCTTATTAATCGCGTTGAAGTAATACTTCTCTGCGGCCTTCAGGTAACGGCCCAACACGAGGTTGTACCGAGGGGAGCGTGGATTGATAATACGAGGAGCTTTAGTCAACAGCTGCTTCTCAAACTTTGTAAAGGGGCGAAGATGTGCATCCTTCCGATTCAAACATCTTCTTAGGAGACTGCGGTGAGCAGATTCGTAGACGCGGCGCTTGGCACCAGTGTATCTCATCACTACCTCGTACAACGATAACACGGTGGCATACTGCCGAACGTCAACTACAACCTGCTGGCGGAATTGAGTCAAATACTTCGACTCCCAATCCCTCCGCTTTGTCTCCAGTGCTGGTAGAAATTCATCACCCACTTTACAAAGAAAGTATCGCTCAACCATGGCCCGTTCCACCGCGGACACACCGTTGTTAAAGACCCCCAGTTCATGTGGTCCCCCCATGCGCGATACAACATGGTACTCTCTACACTTCGTCGACTGCCCGTTCCGACGCACAGCTAAACTGTGTGTCGGGCGCGATGCAGGATCGCGTTCTGCGGCACCGCTCAACCAAAACATGGCCTCTCGCGGTACCGCATGCTGCGTATCCTGCCCTTTCAATCGGATCGGGCGTCCTCAGAAATCAAACCCAACAGGGTCTGACTTCCCAAGGAACCACCTAACCAATTTACTATCTCGGATGGCGCGTGCGCGCCAAGTGCTCAGGCGATAGTGTGTATCATCCTCGAAGAAACATCTCTCGATCTCCAGGAGATGGGCCGCAGCCTGCATCGGTCTCACGTTCCAATCACGCAACAACTTCGCAGCCTCCGCCCTAACCACAGCTACATTACCCGGCACACTCCGATCCATCGCACCAAGACCTAACTTCATTCTCAGTGCGACAGTGGCATGTGCAACAATACGGGGGACGTGGTGAACCTTCTCTCGGTTCACTTCGTGTAGTTCGGCCACAATTGTTTCTGCGACCGTTTTGTCAGTGTCTGCGGGTACAACCTCGCACATTTCTTGTCCAACTCTTCGTCGGAATTGATCATCTAGCTCCCAATCGGAAGCGATGTCGCCAAGACAAAAGCACGTCAAGAGAGATCGCTGGATCTTCTTCTTGGTTTTGGTCCACCATGACTCATCCTTGAGCTCGACTTCACGGTGCCCCACGTTACGCGGGGACCCCTCGACCAGGGGTGATTCTACAGCTACAGTAGCTGCGACAGGCTGCTCTCCTGCCTTGCTGACCTTGGCGTCACACCCACTGACAGGTGTAGACTTGGTCAACTCATTTGCCCCCTCAGGTCTTGGGGGTTGCCCCAGCGGGGCGAATGGGTTATGCATACTACCCGTAAACGGGCTGCGAGATGCTGGAACTGGTCCCATTCTTCTTAGATGCTTCATAGGGTTCGCATACCCTCCACCAACTGCTACCGGTACGGATTCAGGAACCTCCTCTGGCTTCCAAAACTCCACACGGGCTGAGTGCCGTGGCGTGTCTGACTGTGTCAGCACAACAAGTTGTGCCTCCACATCCCCAAACACGATGTGATCATCTGCGCGTTTTGCGCCCTTGCCGTCTTTGCCTGCAGTTACAATACCAGTCATGGTACCCGATGTCTCGGTTTATCCTCGTTACTTCTACGATAGACCAGGCCTTCAAACCCCGGATGTC